CGCGAGCGGGTGCAGGCTGCGCGCCCCCAGGCCGCTCCGCCGCCCTCCGACGCGGACGCGGAAGCCACCGCGCTCTACAAGGCGATGCAGGCCCGCATCGACGAGGCGGTGACGGTGAAGGGCCTCGATACCATCGTGCCGTCGCAGGCGTGGAAGACGCTGGACGACGCGCTGCACACGATCCGACCGGCGGACGTGGCCGATGCCTCGATGGGCCTCCTGCGCGACCGCATCGAGGCGCACCGGCAGATGCTGTTGGGAGGGACGTGATGACCGAGAAACTGAGGTCGTTCGTCGTCGTGATGAACTTCGCCCCGCCGGGGGTTTTGAGGCTCGGTTCCTACATCGCGCCCGACGAAGCCAGCGCGGCGGCACTATGCGCAATCGACGCGGCGCATACTATGCGCCACATCGACCCTTACCCGCCGCTCAGCAACTGCCTGGTGGTCGAGGAGACCGCCGAGATGCTCCGCCACCGGCTGCGCGCCATCGAGGGAAAGCCGGCCGGCGATGTCGTCTCGCTGGTGCCGGCGCGAGATGCCGACACGGTTGCCGCTGAGATACTGAGCAATCCCGGAGGGCAAGACTATCTGAACAAGCGCGCCGCTGAGATTCGGGCGCGCGGAGGCGAGACGCCGATGGCCGATTGGGAGGCTGAGCAAATGGCTCAACGCCGCCGTATGATGGATCCCGGATGGCGGCCCGACGATCCATGCGACCCGGTGGCGTGATGATTGTCTCTGCCGTGTCCGACAAAAAACGCATCGTCATTACGGACGAGGAGGGATGGGATGGAACTCTGACGTTCTCGCGCGGCCAGGGCGGCAAGATCGAGGTTGCCGCCGACCAGGACCATGCGCAGGACTCGTACAATGAAACCATAAGCAATACCTACACGCTCCCGAGAAAAATAGCGGTAGACTTGCTTGTTTGGCTCGGCGATGCCCTCCGGTAACGTGCGCCGCCCGACGCCGGCCGGGCGCTGGGTCATCGGCCTCTCGGTCGCCCTGGCCGCACTCCTCGGGGCCTGTGCGGTGATCTTCAACGGAGGTATGTGGGGTGGCTGAACAAAAGTGGACGCCGGCGGGAATGGATGGGGAGCTGAACGTTCTGCTACGCGGCAATCGGCTCGAAATTTCGGCGGATGTTGACCGGGCTGGTCTACAGCGGCTCAAGGAAATCCTCGGGAAGTATGAGGAGATTTTGGCGCTCCTCGATCCCGATACCAAAGCCGGTGAGGCCCGGGGCGAGTGATGGCCGGGGAGGAATGTGGGGTGGCTGAACCAAAATGGACGCCGGGACCGTGGCGAGTGGAGGGCACGGATCAATCCGATCAACCTCTCGTATTGTCTCCTCCAGAGACAGGTCGTTTGGTGGCGGTTTGTTGTCACGAATGCGTTGATGAGGCTGGTGCCCACGCTAACGCCCGCCTGATCGCCGCCGCGCCGGAGCTTTACGAGGCGCTATTGGCCTCCGAGGAAGAATTGCGGCTTATCCACATGAAAGACACGTCGGTAGTCTACAATCCGGCCCTACGAACGCAGATGGCCCTCGCCCTCGCCAAGGCCCGGGGCGAGTGATGGCCGGAAACTTCGTCCCCCTGCTGTTCGTCGATCACATCGACCTCGCCGGCTCCCTGCGCCGGCACGAGGGGCTGTACGACCACGGCACCCCGCGCATCCTGCCCGTCCACATGCCGCGCAAGGGCAGCGCCGACGAGGAGGATTTCGTCTGGTGCCAGACCGTGCGCGAGAAGAAGTGGGTTGCGATGACCAACTTCCTCGGCCGCCTCAAGCGCGAGGCCGAGAAGCTGGTCGGCCCCATCGACCTCGGCCTCGTCTTCCTCGAAATGCTCGACGCCGGCACGGCGGTCGTCATGGGGGCCGGGAGCGGGGCCTACATCGAGCGGTACACGAGGGTCCACGTCGCGCTGCGGACCAACCCGGCGGCTCTGATGGTCTCGGGATCCGAGGCGTCGAGCCCTGCCCCGGGGTGGGTGACGGCGGTCAACGTGCGCGTGCCGTGCTATGCGGTCAACATGGGCCAGCACCCGAGGGTCCACCTCGTCGTGGATTTCAAGAAGAAGGAGCCGGCCGATGGCTAGGTTCACCCCCGAGGAGATCCAGGTGATCGCCGATCGGCTGGCCCGGAACCTGATTGCGGAAATGCCCGAGGGGCTGGCCTGGGTGCTGCTATTCGCCGAACCGGGGCACGAGGGCGCATTGCGCTCCAACTACACCGAGCGGCAAGCGGTCGCGACCTCGCTGCGCGAGACGTTGCGCCAGGTCTATGGCGAGCATGTCTAACCCCACCCTCGCCTCGCTGGAGACCCGCATCAGGATCCTGGAGCGCCACGTCGAGACGCTGGAGCGGGCCGCCAAGGTCACGCGCAGGCATAGCTCCGCCTCCGGTATCCTGCCTGCCGATGGCGGGCTCCGGAACTCGGAGGCTGCTCGCGAAAGAGGTATAGCCGAGCTACCCGTATCGTGGGCCAGACGCCTGCCCCGGCTTATAGTGTGGCGCCGGACGCCAAGAGTGTGGCATTCATTGCTCGGTTTCCTGGTAGGCCGCAGCCGGCCATCCCAGCGGTCGGAGCCCTCGCGGTGAGTTCCCGCCCCTTTCATGCACGCGCCGGCGACTTCGGCCTTCACGGGCAGGAGGCCGCTACTGCGGGGCATGCATTGGGGTTGTTCGGAGAGCGGGAGTATCGTATCTCTGCCGACAAGGCGCTGGGGACCATGCCCGTGGACCAGCTGCCTTTAGAGGGCTCGGAGGTTCACGCCTCCGGGCTCTCGCCTTTTCTGCTACATCACACCGGAGGATAGGTCAATGACGAAGCTCACCGCGCCGTGGGGCTATAAGCCAATTCCCGGATATACGTTAGGCTCCAATTCCAGCATCGACGTCCTACTAATCAAGGCTGCGCATTATAGGGTTCTGGCTCGCATTTTCGCGGGGATAACCGTGGTTACGGTTGCCATGGCACTCACCATCCTGCTTCAGCGGTAGCACGGCGACGACCTGCTACACCGTGGGCAACATGATCGTGTGCTACTAAGCGTAGATCATCCCCTTCGCAAACCCGTGGGTCTGTAGCCGATCCAGATCCCGGCTGAGGCGCTGCCCGATGTCGATGCGGTACTGATATTTGATCGGGGATTGCAGCCGTTCCGCTACCCGGTAGACCGCGCTTCGGGCCGCCTGCACGGAGTCTCCCGAACCTGTGACGACGCAAACGTAATCCCCCGCCGAGGCAAGCTGGCCCTTCTCCATCTGCGCCTGGGTCAGGTGAACCCGCTCCTCTATGCTAGGCACCACATTCCATATTGGCACCCCGACGACCTCATCGGTCTTGGCTCCCGGGTTCGGGTATGGTGGGAGCGATAGCACGACGCCGACCGCAACCTCGTTCATCCGCCGTGTGTTGGGCGGGTTCCCCTCGGCGAGGCCGGCCAAAAACTCCACCGGATCGTCGTGCAGCGAGCACTCGATCTGGAACGCGGGCCAGCCGAGCCGCATCGTGAACTCCAAAGGAAAGGGAGTGCCGTCCTCGTCCACGATGCAGTTCACGTCCACGTTGCCGACGTACCCCATGCTCACCTGCCGGTCCTCGAAGGGCTTCAGCACCGCGTCGGCCATCTTCGAGGATTTGACGAGGCGCATCGTCGTGCCTTGTTCGCCCGTGGCATTTCCGATGTTGCCGGCGAACAGGGCCTTCTCCTCGAAATTCTCTTCCCAGCCCGGCGCGAAGCCATCGGGACCGATCCACGCACCGACCGCAAATTCCACCCCGTCAATCTTATCCTGCACCATCAGGCCGCTGGGGAAGCTCTTGCCCTCGCGCCGCCAACGATCAAGCCGCCATAAGATCGTCCGGGCGTCCTTGCCGACGACGCTGGTCGACTTGTCCCCCACGTCGCCGCAGGGCTTGACGGCGCACCCCTCGCCGCGCTTCTCGACATACTCCATCGCCTCGCGCAGGTTCTGGCATTGGCGGAACGGTGGGACCGGGATGCCGGCGCGCTTGAAGGCGGCCATGCCGGCCAGGCGGTCCAACTCCCACGCCGCCGCCTCGGCGCACCCGCCGATGATCGGCACACCCTCCGCGCGCCAGCGGTCGAGCTCGATCAGGTATTTGCCGTTGCCGCCGACGACGACCAGATCGGCCCAGCGCATCGACGGGCGCCAATCGGCCACCCGCTCGACGAGGCCGCGCCCGGCAGGTGCTTTCACGGCGTCGAACGCCCGGCAGAAATATTTAGGGGTATGCCCTAAACGATTTGCAATCACCGCTAGATCGAGCAGCCCATCGGCGGTATCTTCAATCAGGAGGATTCTCATGAGCCTATCATATCACTTCACAAAGATGCGCGAAGTGCCGCGCCCGTGGTGGAAACGTCTGTTCGCCAAACCGCAGTTTCGTTTAGCGCTGATGACGAGGATTAGGGTCGGGCGAGGGGGTAGCGAGGCTTATTTTGTTCGGTGGCTTTAAGAGGCACAATCGCGTCCCGAATCCCGGCGGCATTCTCAACTGCCGCCAAAAAAAGCGCGGCAATCGCCATCTCTGCCGCTTTAGGGTAATTCCAATTATCGACCGTGACCTTGAAAGAGAGGGGCCCGAAACTGACCACGACACTCAAAAACTGGTTCAGCGGATCACTTTTGTCGGCCTGATTCAAGATTGAAACACGCACGGTGGAGGTGTCCACCTCAAGAGCCCTCATCGGGGCCTCATACGGCTTGCCAACTTCAACGATAGTCATAAACTCCTCCGAGTGACTGCCGCGGGTTTCCCGATCATCGGTTACGCGCACAAAGCTGGGCCTCCCGGGCCACCCCCGCGGCATTGCCGGAACTATAGCGGGCGATGACGGCGAGGTCGAGGAGGCCGTCCGCCGTGTCCTCGACAAGCAACAACCGCATCAGAATACCGGCTGCCGCGGCGGCTGATCGGGATCGCGCTTCGGCTGCGGCAACCCGCCCGATTGTCCCGGCGCGAAGCCGCCAGCTTGCGGCAAGGACAACCCCTGCAATGCTCGCGATGCCGGGTTCAAGAGCGCCGGCGCGGCGGGTTGCGGCCCCCTCATCCGCTGCTTGAACATCTGCTCGATCATCCGGTTCGGATCGTTCCAGAACCGGGTAAGCTCTGTCGCCCCCTTTGAACCGATGGCGAGCACCAGGGCTTTCGGGTTCCCCATGAGAGCGTGCAGGAACTCCCGAGAGGCGATGAAATTCCCAACCTTGTAAAGCGTGCCGCTGGGCCTGTTGGCGATCCGCTCGGCCGCCTTGGTCACGTCCTTGTCGAGAGAGCGCAGCGCCCCATACCTGTTGCGCAACTCCTGCCATCCCGGCCCCTCGGCAGCCTCGATCCCCTCATCGAGCGCCTGTCGGAGTCGCCGCGCGATCGGCTCAAGGGTGGTGTCGGGAAGCCCCAGGGCGGTCCTCTCGGCGTTGATGCCCTTGATGACGTTCTGGGCCTCAAGAGGCGTGTAAGATCCCTGCTTCTCGTAGAGGTCCGCTAAATCTTCCATTCGCCGTGCCGTCGCGGGATTGACGTGGGCTATTTCCGGCGTCTTTGCCAGGGCGCGCAAATCGCTGACGACCGGGGCAAGCTCAATCCGCAAGCCACGTTCACCGGCACGCTGGGTCATCGGGTTCCATTGCTGGAACAGCGTTGTCTCGCTCTGGTCAAGCGCCTCACTCATTTGCGCCACGGACCCGGGCACCGTACTGCCGGGTGGGAGCGGGGTTCCGTTCCGCGCGGTCAGGCGAAGGTTCGGTTGATTACCGATTATCTCGTCAACTCCAGTCGTGATCGCGTCGTTGTGCGCCTTGACCTGAGGAGCCCTGCTCCTCCGGCCTGTTCCGGGTAGCACGGCCTGCCGATAGAGGCTCACCGTCGCGGCGTCGCGCTCGGGAGTTGACGGAATCGGGGGCCTGACCGGCGGTGGCTCTGCGGGCGCTGCTGCCGGCGCTCCCGGCGGCATCTGCTCCGGCGTCAGCGGCGGCGATTGCACCGTGCGCGGCGCTCCTGTCGGCATCTGGACCGTCGCCAGCCTCGTGTTGCCACCCACCGGCCCTACAGGGGATGGCGGCTGTCCACCGAGAGTGAGGCGGGGCGGCCGCTCGGCCAACCCGGGCAGCGCCCGGCCTGGCGCAAACCCGCCCTGCCCAGCCATGCCCATCGCCATGCCGCGCGCCGCCTGCTCGGCCTGCGGTCCAGGCTGCATCTCGCCCGTCACCATCTGGCCCGGAGGCTTGACGATGCCCTCCCATAGGCTCTCCGCAATGCTTCGGCCACCCGTGCCGATGGCGCGGCCGGCAAAGCGCGCAGGGCCGCCCTCGAGCTGCGACGCGCGCCCCTCGGGGATGCCCATGCCCACGGCCCCCTCAACAATGCCCTGTCCAACCCGGGCCGGCGCCGTCGCGACGCCGCTGACGGTGTTCCACAAGGATTCAATGATCGAGGGAGTGGCCCTTGGCGTAGGCGGCTGCAACCCGAGGCTTTCGAGCGTGGTCGTCGGCTTGGCGCCAGCAGCGGGCGGCGCGAGGCCGAGGTCGTCAAGCGTCGTCATTGAGCCGCTTTCGGCGTGTACCCGAACTGGTCGATGATGATCTTTTTCCCGGCCTCTGGTGTCAGCGCGCCCGAGTCGATCGCCCTGAGAACGTCATCAGGCGACTTGTAGGCCGACCCCGCCGCGCCCTGCGGCGGAGTGGCGGGCGTCTCGGGCTTGCGCATGGCCGGCGGCTGGCCGATGGGCGTAATGCCCTCCATCGCCGGCCCCACCGCCTCGCGCATCAAGCTCATCTCGTAGTCGAGCTGCTGAATACCGCGCTCGATCTGCCCCTGATTGAAGGCGGTCGAGAGCAGTTCATAGGCATGGTTCTGCTGGGAGTCGGTCAAACGTCCGGTGCGGCTGACGGTCGCCGCATAGATGTTGAGGTACGTGTTTAGCGCCTCTCGGAAGGCTACTGTTTGCGGCGATCCAGCCTGCTCCTGCAGCCAGTTGGTGAAGCGGTTTGCCGCCGGAAACTCCGTGCGCGGCACAGCCTTTGATGTCTCGACGACCTGCGGCGCGGCTTTCTTCGCCTCCTCGATGCCGAAGCCGATCTGCGCCGCCCGTCCGCCGCCGACGATCATGCCGTGGCGCTCGCCAGCGTATTGCGCCTGGACATCGGGCGTTGAGGTAGCCGTGAGCCCCAGCGCGTGCTGGGCAGCGGGGGTTGCCGTAATGACCAGATTTCGCATCCCCGGCTGGAACCCAAGGGACGGCATCTTGCCGGTTCGGACATACTCGACAGTCGCCGCCCACACGTCCTGCCGTACCCCGGGAGGAGCCTTGTTCGGCATCCCCTCCCACTTCTCGGGAAATTGCAACTCGGCCCCCAGTTCCACCCCTGGGCGCGCTGCTCCGACCTTCGTGGCCCCAGCCGGCGCGTCAACCGGAAGCGATGGTTCGCCGGGCTTGACCCACATTGATTGCCCAGTCTTCGGGTCTGTCAGCAACGTGTACCCTTTATTTTGCTGTGCCGACTTCTGATCTTGTCGCTTGTTCCGCTCGGCCCATTCCTTCTCGGCCACGCCGACCTGAACCTTGTATTGCTCCATCTGCTGTTGGTATTGCCGCGTCGCCTCTGGGCCGTGCTGCGCGATATAGTTCTGCAGCATCCGTTCCTTGTCTTGCCAAGGAGCGTTCGGAGCACGCTGATTGATACGCTGACGCACCGCGTCGATGTTTAGATTTGGCACCGAGGGCATCGGGATTTTAGCAATCGCGGCCTGAAGGCTATCCTGCGGCCCCGCATCGGTCGCGGTCTGCGGCCCGGCCTGCGCCATCTGATTTGCGCGCTCGGTGTCGGCCGGCGTCATCGGTCGTTCCGAGCCGCTGACGCCCTCTTGACCGATTGCCGCTCTGGCTTCGTCAGAGCCGATGTCATACCGATAGCCACCCGCGCCAACCGTTCCAGCGGTTGGCTGCTGAGCATCGGTTATGGTCTGTGGGCCAGCCGAGGCCATTTGTGTGCGAGGAGCGGCCATGCCAGAGCCACCCGCCCCTGCCCCGCCTCCGATGGCGGCGGCAAGCCGAGAGTTATACGGCGCCCACGGACTGTAACCCTGTTCGTTGTAGAGCCTCTGGGCCACCCGCTTCTGGACATCGACGGGAGCCGACATCGCCGTAGGGTATTTCGTGATGTCCACCCCTTCCTTTGGGGCCATCTCTCGCCATGTCGAGTTGATAAACTGCCACGGCCCGCTGGCCGAGCTGGTCGGGTTCTTGATGTTCCGTCCGCCGCTTTCGTACTTGGCGATCAATGAGAGCGGGTCGCCCCCCGATGTGCCAACCGAAGACGCGCCCCCGGGCATCGCCCCGCCGCCCGGGAAGCCACCCGAGGTGCCGCCGACCGGCTGAAAACCTTGCCCCCCGCCGCTGATATTGCCGAAGTCGATGTTCGCCAACTCGTTCTGGCCCTGCCGGTCCTTCTGCTCCTGCTGATACCTCGCCAGCGTGATCGCGAGCATCTGCTGGCGCTCCTGCGCCGCCTTCTGCTGCTGGTACTGCTGCGCGAACATGCCGAGGCCGGCGCCAATCGCGGCGAGGGGAAAGCCGGGCATGTCAGGCGCTCATCGCGAAGGGCAACGCAGACAGGAGGCCGCCGCCACCTCCCCCGCCGCCTATCAAACCGATGTCGGTCAGGGCACCCGCGTCCAATCCGGTCGCCGCGCCGAGCCCCGCCGCGTTCTGCGCCACCCCTGCCGCGTCCAGCGCCGTTCCGCCGCCGCCGAACAGGCCGCCGAGACCGCCTCCTCCGCGAAGCATGCCGCCCTGCCCGAACAGCGTGTTCGCGCCCGAGAGCGCGCCGCCGAGGCCCTGCGCGGTCTGCTGGAAGCCGAGGTTGCCGAGTTGCCCCGAGATGTCCGACGCCCTCTGCCCGAGGCCCATGTACTGCATCAGGTTGCCGATCTCCTGCTGCGGCAACTGGAACTGGTTGTTGCCGAGGTTCGTCAGGTTCGACAAGCCCGCGAGGCTGTTGTTCGCGATGCCAGACGCCGTGTTGTAGGGCGCGCTGCCGTACTGCTGATATGCCTGGGCACCCTGAAGGTTGGCCTGGTTGGCCTGCCCGATCCCCTGCCCGGCGGTCCCGAGGAGAGAGCCGTAGCCCGCAATGCCCTGGTTGGCCCCCTGATTGCGTTGATTCAGGGCTGTAATCAAAGCCTCCGCATTGGCGTCGAATGCCCTGCCCGGCAACGCGGCGGTGGACACCATGAGACCGGGCGCGGCGCCGTATAGCCCGGCCGCCGTGTTTGCCGCCCCGCCCGCCGCCCCGGTGGCCTGCGTCTGCCGGGCGAGTTGCTGGTTCTGCCAGTCGATGTCGAAATTGCCCATCGCGTTCGCGCCGACGCTCGCCCCGTAGGGCGTCCCGCCGAGGCCCGACATCGCGTTGATCGCGTTGGTCTGGTCCATCAGCCGGCCCTGCGTCCGGTTGAACAGCGCCGACCGTGGGTCGAAGCCCGATTCGAGGAGCGGGTTGATCGTGCCGGCGATCTGCCCGCCCATCCCCATCATCGCGTTGGCGCCGGTCGCGCCCATCCCCGCCGCGGCCTGCGCCCCGCTGAGTTCCTGACCCAAGTATGGATTGTTCTGGATATCCGAGATGGCCTGGCTGTAGCGCGGATCGAAACCCTGCGAGAGAGCCTGGTTGGCAAAGGGGAGCCCGCCCGTGGAAGCGCCAAAAAGCTGGTCGGCCCCGCTGAACGCCTGCGGAGCAAAGCGGTTGAAGGCGCTGTCGGCGGCGGCCTGAGAGCCGGCTATCGCCTGGTTCTGGAAGCCGGGGTTGAGAAGGTCGCCGTAGATCGCGCTCTGCGCCGCCGGGAGGTTCTGCGCCGCCGGGGTGCCCGCGCCCGCGTTGGCCGACATGTCGAGCAGCGGCAGGATGAGCTGCTGCAGCGAAGCGTCCGCCGCGCCCTGGCTGCGCGGCGTGTAAACGTTTGCGGTGCTGCCCCCGCCGGAGCCGCCGCCGCCCATCGCGCCACCCATCAAGGCTTGGCACTCCTCTCCACCGCAGCGTCGTACTCGGACCAATTCACCCCGAGGGCCGCGATCAGCATCCGCTCGACCGCCGTCGCGAAGCAATGCTGATTGCGGTACGGCGCGTCAGCCTCGTCGCCCGGCTCGTCAATCCCGTCATACGCCTTGTCGAAAGCATCGACCAGCGTACCCGGCACTCCCGCCGCACGGCACAGGATCGCCTCGACCGCCTCGTGAATGCCGACCGCCGCCTCGTAGCCCCAGTTGCCCATCTCTGAGACATAGACCACGAGGTCGCCGTTGACCCATTGCCAGTCACCGCAAGTTTTGTATCGCTGCTGGTTGTGCGGGATGGTCTCAATCGTGATCTTCATTTCAGGTGTGCCCACGATTGCCGAGCGCGAATCCGGTTAACGTGCGCAGGGGAGATACCATAGAAAGGAGCGGCAATCCTAGCAAACCGTGTGTCGGCTCGGATTTGCCTGACGATGGCCGCCGTCAGTTTGGCTTCAGGAAACAGAAACATCATCGCTAAGTGATCCTATCCACATTGTTGACAATGGCTCAAGACCAAGGCTCAAAAAGAAAGGCATAAGAGGTCTACAAGCATTGTCGTGAGTCATAATAGCCTTAACTCCATCTTCTTTCAAAGCAGCAATTACAGACTTCCACATCCTATACCCAATGCGTCCATTGTTTCTAAATTCAGGAGATAGGTAATGACCGCCGTCAATCGCGATCGTCATCGTCTTAAAATACATATGAGTCTGCACGTAGAACGCGGCGAAGCCGGCCAGCGTACCGTTCACCCGCGCCGTCCAGATCCGGTAGACACCGTCCGCCTCGTGCCTGAGCAACCGCGCCCAGTCGATGTCGAGCGGGAGGTCGGTGAACGGCGAAAGCTCCAGCCAGTATTCCTCGACGAGGTCGCGGATGCCCGGCTCTTTAAGCAGGAACTCCAAGCGTTCCCATGCGCAATTCAGCTTGTCGGGCGATCGAGCCAATCGCGATACTTTCCGAGGGCCGCCGTCAGCGTGTCGTTCGGCCGCCCGTCCATCGGGCCGGCATAGTAGCCGTCCACGGCGAGGATGGTCTGCAGGAGGACGATGGCGGCGGCGGTGACCTCCGGGCTCCCGGGCGTCTCCGCGGCAGGCGCCGGCTTGGGCTTGGCCGGGATGAACACCGGCCCGCTCGGTGCCGGAGTCGGGGCGGGGGCGGGGGTCGACGGGGTGACCGCCAGCGCCGCGGCATAGCGGCCGGGGAAGGTGGCGTCGCTCATCGAGGTCCACGTCGGCCGCAGGATGCCGCCGACGTTGTCGATGCGGCCCTGCGCAAGGTCGCTTATCAACTCGCGTCCGGTGCGCGCGCCATAGTCCTGCTGCGCGAGAAACCACGCGCCCCAATCCTGGTCGTCCGGGTTGCGGAAGTTCGGGCTCGCCGTGCTGCCGAACCACGGGAGGATGCCCCGCCACGTCGCCGGCTCGAACTGGTAGCGCCCGGCGGCGTGGCTGTTGTCCTTGCCCTCCCACTCGGGGAAGCCCGCGTATCCCAGCCGCTCGGGGAACCCCCCGAACGAGCCGCCGCCATAGAGGATGTAGTAGGGCGATATGCCCTCGGCCTTCGCCGTGGGGTCGCTCTCACCTCGCGCGATGGCGTCGAGGAGCGCGCGGGCCTCGCGCGGCAGGTTGGCTGCTGTCATCCGTTCATGTCCGCGATGTTGCCGGGCTCTTTGATGCGAGCCTTGTCGAGCGGCACCTTACCACCGCCCCCACATGTCTCGCACAGGGAAAACAGCTTGAAATCGGCGGGATCGTCCTCGCCGTTCTCCATCTTGCGCTTTACGTGGGAAACGGTGCCGTTACCCGAGCACGCCGGGCACGGCTCCATCAAGGGCGCGTCATGTCATCGCCTCAGATGTGTTGCGACGCGGCGAGCCCGAGGAGCACACCGAGGATGGCAAAGCCGAATTTCCAGACGACGGCGCGCAGCTCCCTGATCGCCGCCCCGTTCTCGGCGTGCATCCGGTCGCGCTCGGCCCGCATCGCCATGAACTCGTTCTCGGCCTGGTGCGACAAGGATTTGACCTGCCGGCGCAACTGGCGGTGCAGGTGCCCGCACTCGTCGATGTGGTCCTCAAGGCGCTGTCTCGTGCCTGATAGCAATTTACCGCCCCCGTCATGATTTTTCTTTCGCTTCGGCTATCGCCTCGGCCTTCCCCTCGGCGTGCCCCGCCTCGCGGTTCACCTTGTTGAGGGCCTCCTGGATGCTGTTCGTGTTGACGGCCAACTCCTTCATGTCAGCCGCCATCCCGGCCACCACCTCGGTCGCGGCGGCGGCATGACCGGCAGCCAGGGTCGCCGCATCCTCGGCCCCCTTCGCCGCCGTGGTGGCCGACTTCTCTACGCTGTAGAGCTTCCACAGCAGCACTACCGGGCCGATACCCGCGAGAAAGGTGTTCAGCCAGGCCTGGAAACTCGACAACTACAGCCTCGCGTCTGCCGTGGCGTGGATGCAGTATTTGCTGGCGACGGTCGGGGCGTCGGTGATCTCGTTGATCGGCACGCCCGTCGTGCCTTTGGCGACCGGGACATCGACGCTGACCGTCACGTCGGCCGCGCCCGTCACGTTGCGCCAGTTGGCGTTGCCGGCGCTAGGGTTGTAGGTAACGATTGTCGGTGCGGCCACCATGTCCACCGGAAAGCGCCATTCGACGCCGAGGGTGCCTATCGTCGTGCTTTCCCCCACCGTACACAATGCTCCGGCCAGCCCTGGCGTACCTCCCACCACCACAGCCGTTCCTTGCGGAAAGGTCTTGGCATAGTAGCGTTGTTGTATAGCCAGCTCTTCAGCAAAAGGCAGCGTGACAAACGGTGTGGGAACGGACGACACTTCCAGCTTGGCATTGCTTATTTGGAAAGTCGCGCCCGTGTTGGTCGTCAAGGCCGTCTGGCTTGCAAGGCATTCTGTGTCTGCGCCAACCCAGGCGTTCGCTGTGCCCTGGAAATTGGACCCGCACTCCATGATTACCATCATGTAGGCGCCGATGCCGCCGCCGGTCGCGGTCCAGGTGCCCGTAACATCACCAGGGATGACGAACACGCATTCCGTCCAAGTCGCCGCCGTCAAGGCGCAGTTCTGAAATATGCTGCGGGTGCGGCCGGTGTTTTGCAGGACGATGGCATAGTTGCCGGTGATCGAGGTCTTGAGCCAAATGCTGAGCGTGACGGTCTTGGCACCTGCGGCTCCGAATCCCAGATTGCGGAGATTGTTGGCCTCGATCCTCTGCCAGAACCGAGTGAATTGCGCTGCGGTCGGCGCACTACCTGCGGTCCCCACGGTGTATTTGAGACTGTGCTGCGCTCCAATCGGGGCATCGGTAACACGCTGCATCGTCGGTGCGCCGGTGGCGCTGTTGCTTCCCGAGAACGTCCAGCCGTCCGCGCCGAAGGTATTGCCACCGCCGCCCGCCGCCACCGATGCGCCTTCAAGCACCTGGTCGATCTCGATGCCCCCGTTGCGGATGAGGTTCGGAGCGGGCGCGGCACCAAAGTTGATCGCGCTCCAGTTCATCGTCGATGAAGCAAACTCGCTCGCCAGCCCAAGCGGCTGATTTCCGGTGTAGGAAACATTGGCGGCGGCAGCCCCCACGCTGAGCCCCGTCGCTCCGGCTGTCCCGTTGCCGTTGAGCACGTTGCCGGTGATCGCGATGCCGGTGCCGTCGTTGATCTGGATCATTCCGCCCGTCAGTGCAACGGTGTCGTTCGTGTGGTTTCCTACGATGTTGACGTTGCGTATCCACTTCGGCGCGGTGTTAGGCGTGCCGGTTCCGATGAGGATGTTGCCGCTGGTGGGGTTGTTGGCGATGTTCGAGAACTCATTGCCGATAATTGCGACGTTTGCATATTCCTTGGTTGTAACACCTTGAGTCAATGCAATGTTCGCTGTCTTGTGTTCCTCGAATGAATTATTGGACATAAGAAGCGTGCCGGTGGGACCGACCTGCAGATTTAACAGAACGCCGTAAAGAGATCCGCCGACGAACTTGTTGTTGGACACTTCAATGTCGCCGCCACCCTGGACCTCGAACTGTGCGTTGCTGGTGCCGACATTCAAATCCCAGAAGTTGTTGCCGCTGATGACGGACGATCCCCCCGCGCTGCTGCCGTCGGCATGGCTGCTGTCGGGCGCGTAGAGAACCCCGTCATGCTGGAAGTCGAGAAACTGATTGTCTCGGATTTTCCAGCCTTGTGCGTCTACGAGCTTGACCGCATCGAACATGCCAGAAATACGCATTCGCGTGATCTTCGACCATTTGTTGCCCGAGCCCCCACCACCGAGCGTGATGTTGATCCCCGAACCGGAAACCTTTGTCACGGTCGGGGCGTCTATGCCGAAGTTGTCGAATGTAACCGCTTGATCGGTGACGACGGTGAACACGTCGGCGGTTGTGGAGTTGGTGCGGATTACGGTGCCGCCGCTGTTGCCCGCTCCGCTCGCAGAACCTGCACCCGCGCCGATGATCGTGACGCCGCTGGTGATGTTGATCGCGCCGGTGATTTGGCAGAAGCCGGCGGGCAGAACGAGTATCCCGCCACCATTGCCGGTCGCCGGGAAAGCCAACGCCCGCGCTAGATTTACGGCTGCCTGGAGCGCCGATGTGTTGTCGAAAACATTGTCGCAGACCATGCCGCTGTTGGCGCCGTAGACATAGGTCTTGCCGATGCCGAAATTGTTGAGCACGTTGGGCAGCGTCGCGTTGGAGCCGCTTTGGTTCATCCCCCCAAGGGTGCCGAGCGTCGGCGGGTTGCTCACCTGCGCCGCGGCGGTGCCGGCGCATAGCACGAGAGCGGCGGCGAGGAGCCGTTTCATCAGCGGTAATCGCAGGCGGTCGGCGTCGGGTCGCCCGAGCCGATGACCGAGACCTTGGCCGGGAGCGAGCCGCCGCCCAGGTTCCACCATCGGCATCCGCCGGGGTTGAGCGTCAGCGTGCCCGCCGAGCCGATCGCCGCCGTGCCGCCCACGACGTTGACCCCCAGCGTGTTCGTCGCATGGGCGTTGCAGATCGAGAGGTAGTTGAGCGGGGCTGTCGGCCCGCTTGCGCCGGCGGCGGGAAACGGCACCAGCGCGGCGACGGGACCAGCCGATTGCGAGCAGTTCTTCGGCGCGTTCTGCTGCGCGGCCGCGATGCCGAGGCCGGCGAAGAGCGCGATCCCGAACGCGGCCAGACGCAGCATCATTTCTTCCTCCGCGCAGGCTTCATGCCCTTCGCGGTCGTCTTGCTCCCGCGCTTCAGGCCGATCTTGTTGGCTATGGCATATTTTTCCCGCTCGCCGCCAGGGAGAGCGCTCGCCTTAACCTTCTCCTCAAAGCTGGCAATTTTGGTCTTGCGGCCGCTCTTGGTGCGTTTTGGCATCTTGCGCCTCGTCGTGATCCCCGCGAAATCAGCGGACGTGTTCATTGCCCTTGTGCCCTGATCTGCTCGCGCATGCTCCGCAGCAACTCAACCGCCTGCTGGCAGATCGCGAGTTGCGTCACGTTCTGGCAGCCGATGGCCCCGAGGGTCTGCACGATCAGTTGCGCCTGCTCGACCGTCACCTCAAGGTGCAGCGGCGGCACGCCGGTAATGGGCTGCTGGGCGAGCGCGGGCCCACCCAGCAGCAACGCACCGATTATCGCCAGCCGGCGCATCAGGTCGGGCTGAAGTAGCCGACCGCCTTCACGCATTGGAACGTCGAGGCGGAGGTCGCCTGCGGCAGGATCGTCACCGGCGTCCCCGGCACCGTCGATTTCAACCCCGTGGGGTAAATCTCGGAGACCAGGAACTCGGTGGTCGGAACGCTTGCCGCCGACGCCGTGACGTTGGCGAGCCATGCCGGGGTGCCGGTTATGTTCGTCGCCGTCCACAGGGTCGCCGAGGAGGCCGCCGTCGCGTTCGGCAGGTACTCGATGTAAAGCCCCGTCAGGTAGACGAAATTGCCGGCCGGCGGGGTGATCGTGACCGTCAGGTTGGCGATCGACGCCTGCGACGTGGTGCATGACGTGGCGGCCGGAGCGGCGAAGAAGGCCGCCGCGTCCGCCTTCGAGCCCGACTGCGTGACGATCAAGCCCTGCGATTGCTGGGCCTCCACGACCTGCGGAGTCCCGAGAAGCCCGACGCCAAGGGCAACCGCCGATGCGCCGCCGAGCAATGCCTGTCTCATGTCCATGATGGTTCTCCTTGGCTCAGGCGGTTTAGGTCGGGTTGAAATACCCGACCGCGTGGGCGCAAATGAAGGCCGAGGCCGTGGTCGCGCTCGGCACGATGGTCACGGCAGTCCCGGCCACGGTCGACTTCAGCGCGGTCGGATAGACCTCGTTGATGAAGTACGGGACGCTCGGGTTGGCCGCAGCCGCCGTGGTCGTGCCGGTCAGCCATTGCGGGCTCCCGGTCAGGTTCGTCGAGGTCCACAGCGTATTCGAGGTTGAGGCCGTCGCGTTCGGCGCCACCTCGAAATACATGCCGGTGATGTAGACGTACTGCCCGGCAGGCGGGGTCAGCGTGATCGTCAGGTTCGCGACCGTATCCTGCGAGGTCGTGCAGGAGGTGCGGGTGTTGCCGGTGATGAACGTCGCCGCGTCCGCGCGGGACGCCGACTGCGTGACAGCGGTGCCCTGCGACTGCTGCGCATCGACGATCTTCGGAACCCCGAGAAGCCCGACGCCCAACGCGAGAGCGGAAACGCCTCCGAGTAGTGCTTGCCTTGTGTCCATGACCACTCCTTTCGCGCCAGGGTTGCCTACCGTCCGACCGGGCCTGGCCCCGGCGCTTCGGCGGTATTCATTCGGCCGCGACGCGGCCCTCGAACAGCTTGCCGACCTCCTGCGCCTGCGCTTTGCCCTGAGCGGCGTTGCGTTCCATGTTGAGCTGCGATCCCGTGACCTCCTGAATCTGGTCGGGCCGGAACCACGGGATCTGCTGCGTGTCGATGTGGATGATCTCTTTCGTCAGGTCGTTATCGCACCAGATTTCGTAACCGTGCGCCTGGGCCAGACGGCAGAAATACACGTCGTCCCGCGCCTCGTTGTGGAGGCCGGGCTTGAACCACGGGAACGGCAGCTTCTGGAAAACCTCGAATTTGGTCAGGAGAAAGCCGGTCGGGATCTGCACCATCCGGCGCAGCCCCGGCTGCATCGTCTCGATGTCGCCGTTCTGGTAAATGCCGGCGCAGGCGTAGGGCGGCGTGCGCGTCCGGTAGTTGCACCCCACGATGTCCTTGTCGTGCGCGAGGAGGCGCAGAAGCGCGTCCTCGGGGAACTGCATGTCGGTGTCGATCCACAGGACGTGCGTCAGCGGGATGCCGCTGTTGAGGAAGAAATTGACCAGCCCGTTGCGATTGTCCTCGATGTAGCAGCCCGACGTGGCGATCGGCAGCATCCCCGCCTTGTCCTCGGGCGTGCTGATCGTCGTGAAGACCGCCGCGGTACGCATCGCCATCGCCATCGCCGAGAGGCCCATCGGCCCCTCCCAGACGCGGTAATAGGGGATCGCGATCCCGACCTTCGGCAAACTCATGCGGCACGCTCCATTTTGGTTGCCACCGGCGGATCAGGCAAAGGCATCCAATGGGTAGGAGGAAACAGCGGCCCGTCATTTTCGTGTCCACCACCCCACCAAGCGCCGCCAAGATATCCGGCGTCCCACTGGACGATGTCCCACAACCACGGCCGGTCGGCATAATATCCAAGGATGAACGTGCCGTCCTTGGGCGCGGTCTCGATAGGTTGCCAATTCATATGCTGATCCTCGACGGTTTCTTGGCCTGCATGATGAAGTAGAACTGGTGGTCGCCGTCCTCGCCCACCTTCACGTCCTTGAAGACCGGCGCGAAATCGGCTCGGTAGACGTGCCGGTAATCGGCCAGCGCCGTCTCGCCCACCTGCCGGGTGTATTCATCCTGATCCAGAAACGTGAAGGTCTCCGGCACGATGACGCGGGTGTGCCCCGGATCGGCGAACACCCATGCCGAGCTCACCGCCGGCACGACGCCGCAAAAGAGGCCGTCCGGCTTCAGGAGCCGCCAGAACTCCGACCATTGGGCGAAGAAGAAGCGCCAGTCGCCCATCCGCCCGGTGTGCTCCAACACATGATAGGCGTGGATCTCGTCGAAGCTGTCGTTCTCGAAGGGCAGCGGCATCCGCTCCAAGTCCCACTCGACATCGGCCCCGCTGTTCGGGTCGAGGTCGAGCGTCGTCAGGTCGGCCCAGGCGTTGTTGCCCGGTCGGTAGAGCAGCTTGTCGCGGCGGTTGCCGCAGCCGATCAGAAGCTCGCGATTTGCCATGTCAATAGGCCGGCGTGCCGTGGCTGCGGCCCAGCCAGTCCTTCGCCATCCAATATCCCGTCAAATGATCGGACATCCCGAACGGCTCCTTCCCACTGACAACCCCGGGCGCGGGAAACAATCCGGTCGTGGGGGTAAACGAAACCTGGTTGCCGAACTGCAGAATCCCGGTATCGCCCTGTCCAAAGAGGATGATGTTGCCCGAGCCGTTCGGGTTGATCTGAATGCCCGCGTTGGCGTCGGCGCCCGGCTGCAGGCCAATGACGCCGGGGCTGCCGGTCAGGCCGCCGGTCATCGAAATCTGGTTGACCAGCGTCCCGCTGGGGGTCGAGGAGGGGCCGAGCGCGGGCACCAGGACGTTGTTGATCTGGATGATGAGAGAATTGAGGGTCGCCAGGGTCTGCGACGGGTCGAGCGGCCCCTTGAGGAGCGGCATCGGCAGCGTCTGCGCGAAGGCGGGAGCCGCCGACATCAGCGCGCACAGCACAAGATAAGGTAGCCGTTTCATCCTCGCCCCCTATAGAGCCTCCGCCCCATAACACACATGGCCCCCGCGCGCTATCATTTCGCGACCTCGGGAGACGCTCAAAGCTCCGTTGCGGTCATGATTACCTGTGAGATCGAAGCCGTCCCGCCCGTGCGCGCGACCAGGGCCACGTCATACCACATGGCCGTATTGAGGGCCTGTCCGGTGGCGATGGAGGTTCCGGTACACGGGATAAATTTCGCCGCAGCCGCCTCCTCAAAAAGAACCCCGGCCCCAATCGGATTGCCGGTAAGGGCATCGCCATTCGCGGGCGCGGCTCCATTCCCCACATATATCGTCACCTGTCCGCCGTCATTTATCGTTCCGTTGGCGCAAGAGCCCGTAAAGGTAAACAAAATCGTTCCCGAGGTCCGAGGCGTAATCGAACCGGCCAACCCCATCATCACGCCATTCCCGGTCGTGTTCACCGTTCCCGACGGATTCGCGGGCGTGCTCTGGGTGGCATTGGACGCCGGGATCGGCGCGGTGCCGACATTAAGCGTGCCGGGCGAGTAATAGGCGCCGCCCGTCGCCGTGCCGGCGGCATTCCCAGGAAGATAAGAAGCTGCCGCTCCGCCAATAGTCTCAATAACCGCACCACCCGACAAATCAAACCGCTTACCAGTAGCGGACCCCGAAAATGTAACAAAGTTTGAATTGATGTAAATAGTCGAATTAGCGAGTGCAGACACAAATCCCAATGAATATGCCGGAGTTCCCGATAGCGTAACGGTTATCGCACTTTCAGGATATATTATTGCCCCAGCCAGGGAACCCTGGGCTTCTGCCCCGGCGTTTCCAATTGACGTATAGGACGCCGCTATTTTAATAATGCCGCCGCCGAAGTCCGCGTGAAACTTTCCGGCCCCACTGCCGGCGGTTCCCGCCACATAATCGGTATTCGTTTGTACCGTTCCTCCCGATCCGGCGAATAGCCCATTGTTGTTCGTGCTTTGAACCTTCACTCCCTGCAACGAGACGAAACACCCGTTGTTAGCGGAAACCGCCGCCGCGGCCGCCCCCGGGGCTCCCGTTTCCGAGATCGTGACATTCGCCGATCCGTTCGTGCCTATGACGCTCAGATAAGCGGGCGTCGTACCGCCGAATGCCGTTCCTACCGGCACGCCGCTACAAACAAACCCGGCATAAGTGCCATTAGCTACGGAAATGTTCGTTACATGGCTTCGGCCGTCGTAATTACTCAGGTATTGATTGACGGCATACTGAAGCGTTTTGCACGGAGTGGCGATTACGTCACACCTATTGCTTGCCGCATCCGATCCCGTAGTTGCCACGTAGAGGTTTTTGGTCGCGGTCAGGGGAGTTCTGAACCCAGTGGTCGGCCCTCGGGATGGAATGTCCTGCGCCATCGCCGCCGTGGCGACGATCACGCTGAACGCGATAGGGAGAATCCGTTTCATCATAACTCCGGCAGCCATTGGTTAAGGGCCATGTCGTATTGCCAGCAGGTTCCGCCGTTGGCCTCTAGCGTGAACGGGCCGCCCGAGGTTCCGGCCATCGTCGTCGAAGCCGGCGCGCTCACGGTCACGACAGCGAGCCTCTGCGTCGTCGAGATGCAGAAGCTGTCGCCGTTCGATGGTGTCGGCGGCATGACGACAGCCAGCGTCGCGAGCTCGCCAAGCGGGTCGATGCGGAACGCCAGTAGCCCCGCTACGGCCGTCAGGGTGTCTCCGGTCAGCGGGACCACCCGCAGATAGGGTGTTGCCACGGCGTCCTCGTCATTGTTGTAGCCAAGAATCTCGTACCTCATATAGAGGTTTCCGATGCGGACCCGGGAATTACTTGTTCCCCGCGCCTGCATCGACATCTGCTTGAAGATGATCGGCTCGTGCCAGTGCAGCGAGCGCTCGCGCAGGATAGAGTTGGTCACGGTCGGAACGACGTTCACCGCGTCGAGGGCGCTGCCCTGCTCGTCGATGGCAACCACCTGGATAATATCGCCTGGCGCGGCCGAGCACATCAGGTTGGCCTCGACCATCGAGTTCATCGCCATGTGCTCGTTGTCGGGCAGAAGCACCGTCTCCTGGGTCCACGAGAGCTGCACGCCGTTCTCGATGAAGTCCGCCGCCGTGCCGGCGCCGTAGCTCGGCCCCACCGTGTCGCTTTTCCACAGGCTCGCCGTGACGCCGATCGGGGCCATGATGAAGCTCGCGCGCCAATGCTGGATGAGGCGCGCGGGGAAGCTGTGCGGCCCCGACCAGGTTTTGCGGCTGAGGTCGAACCAGAACTCCTGAAACGGCTGGCCCGGCTCGGAGCCGTGCTGCACGGTAATCCGCAGCACCGCGACATTCGCCTCGGCGCAGATGCGCGAGGGGAAGACCGCGTACTGGAACGGATGCGTCACGCCCTGCCCGTCGACTCCGACAGGGTCCGTCACCGAGCCGTCAGGGCGCACGAAGCGCAGACCCTGCGGCGAGACAAAGGCGGTGCCGAGGCTGCACGGGATGACCGAGAGCGGAGCAAGCGAACCCGTCGCGATCGGCAGGAGGTTCATCTTGAGGTCGGCCGTCGCCATGTCGCCGGTGATCTGGCGCATCGCGCCGTCGCCCGAGAAGGCGATCGCCGCCTGGACGATGCCGCCGGTGATCGGGGCCGAGAGTTCCAGGGGCGCGACGATTGTCACCGCCGTCCCGTCATTGGTCGTCAGAGCCTGCACGTCGGGCTGGTTCGAGCGCCGGCACGGGAGGCCGCTGTCGGAGAACGGGATGCCGTCGAGCCCGTCGGCGAAATAGGCCCGCCCGTTCATCTGCATGACGCCGAGTGGGGTGGAGAGGAGCGGGTTGCGGTCGCAGTCCCCGGCGCCCCACAGCGGCGCGGCCCGGGTGCCGCCGGCAATCGTCAGGCTGGTGTTGGCGACCGAGCCGGTCGCCGCCTGGGAGAGCGTGATCGTTGCCCCGGTGAACGTGACCGGGACGTTTATCGGGGCGGCATTGAGGGACACCGCCGAGAGGTTGGCGGTGAGCGTGTTGACCGTGATCGAGACGCCGTTTGCCGTGGCCCCGGCCGGTTGGCTCAGCGTCACGCCGAGGCTGGAGAACGTCAGGAGGTTGAAGTTCACCGTCGTCGTGGCGGCGTTGTTGAGGACGACGGAGCCGCCCGAGAAGGTGATCGCGTTGGCGACGATGGTGTGGTCGGCGGGGGTGCTTATCGTCACCTGCGTCGGGCTGTCCACGGAGACGATGATCGTGGTCTGGGCAAAGATCCCCGTGCTGATCGGGGGGATGCCAAACCCGATCACTTTCTGCCCGGCGAGCAGTCCCGCGGTCGATGCGAGGTTGATGATGACGGCGGAGCCGCTGGTAATGTCGCCCGTCGTGTTCAGGGTGAACAGCGTCGCGGAAACGACGGTCGTCGCGGCCGGAATGCCGAACCCCGTGACATTCTGGTTCGCGACGATGCCGTCGATGGAATCCACCTGGATCGTCGTCGTGCCGTTGAGGCTCGCGAGCACCTGAAAGGAGATCGCCACGACGGCGGCGACCTCGGTATTCGCCGGGATGCTGCCGCCCGAGATCGGGTCGCCGATGATCGGGAAGTCGGCGTTGCCGCTGGCGTAGACGAGGTTGTCAACGGTCGTGTTGGAGTGCGTGCTGCCGGTCCACACGCCAGCCGCCGTCGTGATCGAGGAGACGGTCGTGCCGAACGGGATGTCGAGCCCCGCCACGTCCTGCCCGACCGCGATGCCGAGGGACGACCCGAAATGGGTCAGCGTGTTGAGGTTGAGGAGGGCCGTCGTCGTCAGCACGAACTCGGTGGTGGCGGCGACGTTGGTGTTGGCCGGAATGTTCGCCCCGGTGATCGACATGCCCACCTGCACGCCGAGGACCGAGGGGTTGCCGTCGATGAGGGTCGAGGTGTGGGTGTTACCGAGCACGACCTCGCTGAAGCCCGAAACGTCGAACCAGCCGAACTTGATCGCGCCGCCGGGGAAGCCCGGGTGCGTGACGATGACGCGCGGCGAGACCTGCGCCATGATCGGCGGCACCCAGTCACCCGAACTCGGCTGCGTCGTCGGCGTGTTGGCGTTGGTGACCCCGGCCACCGGCAGGAAGACGCCGTTCGCCAAATCATAGCAGTAGGGTTCGTCCTTCCCGGCAAAGCGGGTCGAGGCGATCATGCCGTATTCGAGGTCGCCGACCGTCAGCATCGCCTGCACGTCGCCCGGCCCGGTCGGGGCGTTGACGCCGGTGAAGCTGGTCTCGATCTGGGCGGCCGGCCGCGGCACGTAGATGCCGGCGGTCGAGGGGTCGGGGATCAGGTTGATGAGTTGCTGCTGCGCGCCCGGGAACGAGTTGGTGCCGTCGCTTGCGTCAGTGAGACCGCGCGGCACCCATTTCGTCGGTACGGAATTGGGGATCGGCACCGATCACCAGCCCGAAGCCTTCGTGATGCGCAGCGCCCGCCCCGAGCCGTTGCCGTAGCGCCGCGCGTCCATCTGCACCGTCTGCGCCCGGTTCCGCGTGTCGTCCACCATGCTCTTATATTTGCCCAGCGTATGCTCGGCGCTCGCGTCAAACTCCGCCCTGCGGGTGTCGCCGGTGATCGGCATCATCAACGCCGCCAACTTCTCGATGAGGTAGTCCTCGTCGGGAAACCAGGGATAGCGCGAGGTGTCGAAGATGTCGGGCATCATGCGCTGATAGCGGATCGAGACCGGGTACGGGCCGACCGGGGCGGGGTAGACATAGGCCACCGGCGCGATCCCGAAGAAGACGCTGGCGGTCGTGCTGGTCCCCGTCGCCGGCAGGCTCAGCGTGATGTTCGAGCCCGAGACCGTGATCGTCGTCCCCGGCTGCACCCCCTCGCCCGCCATCGAGAGCCCGTTATAGAGGCCGCTGCTGACGCCGACCGTGCCGGCGGTGCTGCCCGCACTGAGGCTTGCCGTCGTCGCGAGGATGATGCGCTGCGTCAGCGGGCCGCCCATGTCGGTCGCGATGACGCTGGGCAGCCCTTGCGCGTCGAGCTGCGGGTACTGGTCGAACTCGCCGAGGTCGATGGGAACGAGCGGCATCGGCTGACCGCTTGGAAAGGTCGGCGCCGGGTAGAGGAACCACGCCGACTTGGTGACGCCCTCCGCGCCCGAGGAGCCCGAAGTGCGCAGGTAGTCGAGCGGCAGCGGATAGGGTCCGCTGCCAAAGAGGGTTGTCAGCGAGGGATTGAAATTGAACTGAAAGAGGCCGCGCGCCAGGGCGAAGTCCTCGTTCTGGCAGATCCCTCCGAGGACGATGTTGAGCCCGTCGAGGCCCTGGCTCGCCATGCCGGCGCCCTTGGCGATCTGGTTCGCCCGCGTGATGATCTGGCCTGCGGTGAGCACACTATTCCGCCTCGGCGGGCATTTCCTCGAAGATCACCCGCGTATTCACCCCTTCCGGGGCCAGACGCTGCAAGTGACCGATCTCGACATGGAGGATTCCGGTGATTTCCTCGGAGAATGGTGTGAGCGGCCGCACCTCGACCCACTCCTTTGTCTCGACATGCTGCGCTTCAAAGCGGATGCCGATATTGCCGCGCTTGCGCCGCACCTCGATCAAACAGGCGTGTGGATCATCGGCACTCATTCCGCCGCCTCGCGCTGGTCGTTGGCCGCGTCCGGGTAGAGTTCGGGCGGCTCCTCGCCGGCGATGACCGCTTCGAGGTAGGGGATCGCGGCCCGCGCCCCCTCGATCTGGCCGTTGATCTCCATGATGCGCTGATCGAACTGCGCCAGGGCGTTCACGTCCTGCGGCATCTCGACCGAGCCGCCGCGGCGCTGGATGACGCGCCCGGACATCTGCGCCTTGTGCCGGGCGCGGTCGATCTCGGCGGTCTTCAGCAGCTTGAGGTTTGCGGAGAGGCGCTGCTTTTCGAGCGGCAACTGCTCCATCGCCCGCTGACGGCGGGTCGCTTTGGCCACGATGTCAAGCTGGATGTTGAGGTCTTCGAGGGAAATGGTCGCATCGACCGCGATCCTGAAGCCGACGCCCAGGCCATCCGGCCCGATCGGCCCCTGAAACTCGATCTGCATCCCGGGCACCTCGGTCGCCCGCACCTCGATTGCCTTGTCCGTCATATCAATCCTGCTTTTTTGGCGGCAGCAACCGCGCTATCCGGTACCCCGATGAGCGAATCCCAAAAGGGGCCGAGTTCGCGATGCCATTCGCCGTTGCGGAAAACCTCGACATACCAGCCGGCGGGCAAGCGTCGCCATTCGCCATCAACTAACTCAAGGGGAGTGTCGTCGTGGTATTGGACGTCGCCCTCCCTCATGCGCGCGCTCCGTTGAGGTTGAATTTCACGTCGAGGGCGCCGGTCGAGACGCGGCGCAGTTCGTCCACCTGACCCCTGCCCTGGAAATCGAGTTCATGCTGCTTGGCCCGCCACCACTGCTCGCGGTAGCTGAGCCATTGACCGTAGGTTCTGGTCACCATCTGCCCATGATAGAGCAGCTCCCCGTCGATGCGGTAGCCCTCGTCGAGCAGGTTGCCCTTCGAGTCGCGCATCATCTCGACTTTCCAGGTCACCTTGCGGGCCAGCATCCGCTGCAGCGCGGCCGAGGCCGCGTCCTCCGGCGAGACGAGGCCGGCGTCGGTCTTCGCCATGCGGTCGGCCCGGGCGGTCGCCTGCTTCTTCGCGACCTCGCGCCTTGCCTCCTTGGCGGCCTTGACGCGCGCCGCCCAAATCGCCTCAAGCTGCGGGATGCTGCCGTCTTCCTCGGTCAGCAGCTCGCGCGTCTCGTCGTCGATCTCGGCGAGGAAACGCTCGAACGGGCTCGGCATCCCCACGGCCGGCGGCTCGCTGACGGCAACCTCGTCCTCGATCTCGACCACCTGCGGCGCGTCGCCCAGCGCGGGCATGACTTCCGGCGCCGGCTCCTCGGGAGCGGCGGCCCTTACCGCCAGCGCCTCGACGGCCTCACGCTTCTTGCGCGCCTTGGTTTCCTGCGCCTTCGCTCGGATTTCGGCTGTCCAGGCCATGAAAACTCCCTACGTGTGAACCCAGTTCGCGCCGGCGGCGGAGTATTTGGTGACGAGGATCACCCCGCCCCTCGCGTCGACCGCCACGATGTCGCCGTCGTATAGCTGCAGCGGCCCCCGATTGGGCACGTAGAGGAGGCCCTCGCGCACGAAGCCGCCTCCGCCGTCGATCTGCGCCTGCGGATGCCGGAGGTTCAGGTCGTTGAGGATCGCCGTGTTGATCGCACGGACATCGGCCTGCGCCATGTTGCTGTGCCAGACGGCTCCGGTCAGCGTCGTGGTCGCGGCGGTCCCTATGGTGATCGTCGCCACTTATGGGCTCCCGGTGTTCCAGGCGTTGATCTGCGCCAGCAGCGTCGGGGTAATCAGCGGCGTGCCGCTCGCCCCGGCCAGCGTCGCGACCGCGGCGGTCAGCGCCGTGTTGATGTTCGCCAGCGTGATCGCGCCCGCCGTTCCCGGCACCGCCTCCGCGTCCTGAAAGTACATGAACTGGTCGATCGGCATCATGATCGACACCTGCGACTGCCCCTGCCCGGGGTTGTTCGACTGGTTCTGCTGAACCTGCACCGCCGTCGTCCCGCCTTGCACCTGGGCAATGCGGAGTTCCAGCATGACGATTACGTTACCTGCGGCCATGTTGACCTCCTTACGGGATTACGTCCAAGTTCCGGTGTTGCTGGCGGTGGTCTCGATCCGCGCGAGATAGCGCTGGTCCTTGATGACCCACCCCTCGAAGACCTTCCAGCCGATCGAGCGGAGTTGATTGTGCGGGTCCGACTTGTCGGCTTCCATCAGACGGTTCCACGAAACCCCTTCGAGCTTCAGGCAGGCAAACGAATTTTTGCCGAAGACGAAGGTCGGGTAGACCGTGATGCCGGTGGTCGGCGCGGCCGGCGGGATCGCCATCGAGCCGAGGCCCGTGATGACGACGGCGGTGCCCGGCGCGATGCCGATGGCCTGGCCCGCGAACGGCCCGGTTTGAGGCCCCGAGGTCGTCAGGCCGAGGTTGGCAGGGGCCGCGCCCGAGCCGACGCCGACATAGACCGCGTAGGTGAAGCCCGGGGTCGAGGGCACCGTGACATTGATGCCGCCCGCGATGACCGCGATGTCGGCCGAGAGTTGGTAGATGCGGCTCTCGTAGAAATTCTGGATGTCCCAGCCGGTGACCTGGATCGTGTAGGTCGCCGTGGTCAGCGACCCGGTGCCCGGCGTCCCGTTGACCTGGGCGAATCCGGTAAAGGTCGGGATCATGTTGGAGCGGCAGAAGGTGATCCCCTTCCAGTACCCCATCTCGTTGATGTAGAGCCGGTTGATGTCCGAGCGCTGCCACGCGGCGACGACGGTCGGGTTGTTCGCGAGGTCGTCCAACGGGAAGGTGTTGCTGACCGCGACGAGGTGCTCGACCCCCTTGATCGTCTTCTCGCTCGCCCGCGCGGTGTAGTCGATCGAGCGCTGCACGTCCTCGCCGGTCTGCCCGTTCCACATATGGACGCCGAGGTTGACCATGTTGGCGAAAGTGCGGGTGACATCGGTCGGGTTGAGGTTGTCGCCGGCCGCGAGCGAGGCGCGCGAGCCGACCGAGTTGGCGTAGTTGACCTGGGAACCCGACATCAGCGCGACCATCGCGTTGCGCTCTTTCATCTCGCCCAACTGCATCCCCAGCATCCGCGACCCCTCGGTGATGAGGTTCTGCTGGGTCGTGATGATCGAAACGTCGGTGAAGACGAGGCGTCCGGCCCACTGGACCGCCGAGCCCATGACCTGCGTAAACGAAAGCTGGTTGGCGACCGGCGCCACCCCCTCGGCCACCGGGTATTGCGGCAGCGGCAGGCGGGACCAGCGGATCGCCGACCACGTGACGCCGTGCCCGTGATCGAGGGTTTCCTTGTCGGCGAACTGGTAGAGGACGAGGTAGCGCTGGGTTTCCTCCAACGCCTTCCGGGCGATGATTCGGGTCGTTGCGCCGGCGTACTGGGAACTGGTGTTTACGGTAACGGCCATCGGTTCATGCCTCCGCTAAAGCAGAGGCGGGGCCTCCGCTCACTCGAATACGTTGTGTCCTGATCGGATGCCCTCGGCGACCAGCCAGTCGTCATGCTCGGGGGTGCCGGGCACGAGGCGTGCGCCGCGGCCGCGCGCCGCAACGTCGCCGCGAGCGCCGGTCGGCTGCGTGCGTTGCGACGCAACCCGGCGGGCCGCGCCGGTGCGCTGCGCCGGAGCCGCGCGGTTGGCGCGTTCGAGCACGTCGTTGCCCACGAGATATTTGAGGATGACTTCGCGATCGGGGTTGCGGCCGGCGGCACGCTCGGCAGCCAGCGTCGACTCGACCTGCGAGCGATACTGCTGGTGAACCCTCGATGTGCGTGCCGCTGCGTCATAAGCCTGTTTGTCTAGTCTCTCGTTCGTCTGAAACTGAAGATTCTGAACGACATTCCCGATCTGCTGCTGCCCGCGCTGCATCAGCGCCTGATATGCCTGCGCCGGAGGCATCATCTCCAACGACGCATAGAACTCCTGCTCCGCCCTCGCCGCCGCCTGCGGGTCAACCGTTCGCGCCTGCATTCCCTGCTGGAACCCGCGCGCCTCGGCCAACTCCCGCTCAAGCTGAGCGGCCCTCTGCTCCGCCTCCTGCGCCCGTCGCCGCTGCTCGCGGATCGTCTGCGATCCGCCGCCGCGCCTGGGTGCGGGAGGCTCCGCTGTTACATCTTCGGCTTCTTCGCCTTCCCCTTCCTGTTCATCGGCATCCCCACCGGCATCATCCCCTTCATCTTCAGGGGCGTCGGCTTCGGCGAGGTCTTCTTCTTCATCCGGGCCAAGGACAATCTCCTCCTCGACAACGTCAACAGGATCGGCTTCAGCGCCGCGTGTGCGTGCCATTCTCTCTCCTCGGGGTGCGTTCCCCCGCTCGGTGCGGACTGCGATCGCCCGCTCGAACCTTGCCTATGCCGCTATATCTTGTGCTTTGTCAAGCCGAATGGCCACCATAGCGTTGGTGGTACTTCATCACATGAGGCATCGGCGCCTGCCGCATCCAACTAAATCGGACGAGCCACAACAACTCCCCGCCCCAATGTTCCTGCCCGCCTTTGACACGCCAAAGACGAAATCCACGGCGAGTTCCCGGGGATGACCATCCGATGTTGAATAGAAACGTCCAGGTCAGCGACCACCACGGATGACGCGAGATCAGGTTGATTGAACCGTCGCTGACCCGCTCGAACAAAGCGATCCCATAGGCCACTCGCATCAGTTTCTCCTCGGCATTTGTACGATGCCGCCGCCTGCTGCCTGATCGGGATGCAACGCCCCCGGCGGGCGCTTTACCGCGTGCGGCTGGCCCGGCGTCGCCCCCGGTTGCGGCTGGCCCGGCCCGCCGCCGCCCTGTTGCGGACCCCCGCCATGCGCGGCTTGGCTCCGCTGCATCGAGGCCATCGCCTTCATCTGCATGGATTGGAGCGTTGCCTGGATGTGGATTCTGATCGTGCCGTGCGGGTCGCCGGTTTCCTGCAGCGCCTGCATGTGCGACTTCAAATGCTCCTGGTTGTTGTCGAGCGGATGGACCCCAGGCTGGAAGCCCGCCAGCAGCATCGCGTTTTCTTCGTCCGGGGGCATCGTCAACTGGTGGCGCTGGTCAATCAGCACCTTGGAGGCAACCGTGGCGCCCAGCAGGTTCTGATAGGCGATCTCGAAAATCGCGGCCGGGTTGAAATCGTAGCCCGCCGCTTTCAGCACGGGTAGGAACGGCAGCGTCACGTTCACCAGCGCCGGAACCTGCTGCTGCATCATGCCCTGCAGCTTGACCTGCTCGGCCCCCTTCCACAGAAATGCAAAGCCAGAGCGGTTCTGCAGCGGAGCGACCTGCTCCAACTCGGCCTGTCGCCCCATGAAACCGAACTGGCGCACCGTGATCTCGGTGTCGCGATACTGGTAGTCGAGGTCCACCATCCATTCCAGGGTCGGGGTGCAAATCTGATGGGTCAGCACCTTGACCCCTTCCGCCGTCGTCAGAAGGTCGACCGCCTGCTCCTGCGCGACCTGGGCCTGGTTGGGCTTGCCGGCGCGGGTCTGCTGCGGCAGCATCGACGGGTTGACCCCCAATGACTGGAAGATCGCGGCGAGCGCCATCTGCACCCGCGTCACGGCGCGCGGCGTCAGGTCCGGGAACGACATCATCTCGATCTCGCCCTGGTTCGCCTTCCAGATCGCGCCGATGGCTAAGACGAGCGGTCCCGTTGCCTCGCGCGATTGTCGGATAATGGGCCCGGCCGAGAGGGTGGCGGCGTCCGCGCCCTCGTTCACCGCGTCGTTGGCTTCGTACTGCAGGCTCGCGACGTGCGCGATCATGCTCTGGCCCTTGAAAACCCCGGCGACCTTCTCGACCGGCGCCGACAGGAGCGGACAGCGGTCGTTCCAGTAGGGGTTGCGCTTGCACCCCAGGGGCTCGCGCTCGGGGCCGAAGAAGACGCGGCAGAGCCTCGGCCTACCGTCCTCGCTGTAAGACCCCTTGTCGTCAAGCCGCAGCATCGTCCAGGTTTCCCAGACTGTCGCCTCCTTGCCCCCGGCCCGGATGCCAACATGTTCGAGGAGCTTCTTTTCCTGGTTCGCCTCGCCGCGCGACATCTTCGCCATCGCGTCCTTCAGGTCGCGGGCGGCGCGCTTGGTAATCTGGCCCTGCTCGGCCATCTGCTCGATCTTGTCCCTGCCCCAGCGCCGCACGATCGTGACCGAGCCACCTTTCGCCAGCGCCTCGTCGATCGAATCCACGCTCTGCGGCAACACAAGCACGTCGCAATCGTGCAGCACCTCGAAGACGGGGCGGCCTTCGACGACCGTTTCCTCCTTGACGTCCTCGATTTCCTCGCCCGGGGCCTCCACCTGCTGGCCGCCCATCTCGATCCGGGGGCCGTGCGTTTCACGTGAAACGATCTGCCGTTCCAATTCGGTCCAATCAACGTATAGGTTGTATTGCCCCTCGATGTCGCCCTGCCGGCACAGGGGCTTCATCACGTTGGTCTCAAAATGCGCCACGCGCAGGTAGTGTTCGAGAAGCCCCACGATGTCGGGCAGCATCGGGCCGCTGCCGGTCTGCTCGATGGCGCGGCCGCCCTGCGGGAACATCTGGTTGGTGAAGCGCGTCACCCGCGCATTCACCGCGTCGTGGATGATCGGAAAGAATATCTGCGCGATGCCGTTGTAATACTGGCACTCGTTCAGTTCGCAGTTGTAGGCTTCCCAGTACCGCGCCTGGTCGTCGGCGCGGGGGGACTGGTCCTCGTAGCCCCGCGCGTTGTCGTCCCACACCTTGCCGAGCTTCTCGCGGATCTTCGAGCGCGAGCCGCCGAGGAGGTCGCGGTCGCGGTCCACCGGAGCGGATGCAACCTCGTCCTCCTCGACTTCACCGCCCTGGCCCGAAGGCCCGGCCTGGTCCAGGACAAACTCGCCGCTGTCCGACATGGACTACAGCGTGCTTTTCAGCCGCGCCAGTTCCACCGTCTGCTCGTCCGAGAGCCTGGGCAGGGCTTCGAGCATCTTCACGCGGTCCTCGATTTCCTGCCTCGTCGCCCCGAAGGGGAGCGCCTCGTAGGACGGCGGCGGGGCCTCGGGCGGCGGGCCGGCGTGAAACAGCGCCGCGTCGAAGGAGGCGCGCATCGCCGCGGCCCGGCCGGCAAGGCCGTGCAGCTGCGGCAGCGTGCCGACGACCTGCTCGACGAGGCCGACGAGATGGGCCCAGGTCTCCGCCAGATACGCCTCGACCTTCTTCGGGTCGGGCGGTGGCGGGGCCGCCTCGCGCTCCACCAGCTTGTCAAGCTCGATGGTGTTCTCCGGGCTGAGCGGCGGAGGCATCGCCCGCAGCTCGGCCATCCGCGCCCGCTCGACATCGGTGAGCGGCACGACGGACGGGTCGGCCGGGGACGCGGGGCCGCCGGTGGCGGCGGGCTTCGCCGGGATGAAATCGGGCATGGCGGCGGGCCTACGCGGGCGTCGCTGCGATGCGGACACTGGTCAGCACCTGCGCCGGCGTGCCGGGGTTGACGGTCGCGTCCACCGTCGCCTGGTAAGTGACCCCGGCGACGATTACGGTGAGCTGGATCGTGTCCGATCCGCCGGCGTCCAGGCCGAGAGCGGTCGCCGTGTTGCCGTCCGCCGAGGGGGTCAGCGTGTCCGCCGCAGGGTTGGTCTGCCCCCATGCGGGCGGCGAATCCGGGGTCGGCGTGACCAGCATCGGCGAGCCGTTGGCGTCGAGGTACTCGATGGCGAGGTTTTCGGTCTTGCCGGCGTCCAGGGTGAAAGCCATGTGGATTACTCCTATCCAGTTCGGGAACAGTTCAACGGCGACATTGCCGATGACGAGCGCCACCCTGATATGGTGATGATGCCGGCGGTGGCTCCGGTGATGATGAAAACGGCGGTGGTGCCTCATCGTGCCCCGACCGGGCGATCGGGCCAGCCGGCGGCAACCTGCTCCCAGAATATGCGCTCCGATTCCTCGTCCGTAAAATAGAACTGCGGATAGATCACGGCCTCGCCATTCGGAGCGGCGGGCGGCAGAACCTTGAACTCGGGCGGTGGCGGGGGTTGCTTTTTCATCGTGCCCTCATTGGCATCGCGCTCGCATACGCCCTTCCGGTGCGTTCGTCTATGCGCATGTTCTGCTGGTCATCCTCCGCCTCGGGGGCGCGGGTCGCCGTCAGGCCGCAAAACGCTTCCAGCCCCTCGACCAGCAGCCGGTACGGCCCCTCCTCGGCGTCGTCCTGCAGCCGCCCGCGCGTAAATTCCCTCGTATACCCGCCGGCCAGCGCGCGCAGCGTCCAGCGCGCCCGGGGGCTTATCTCGACCGCCGGCATCCCGCGCACCGTGCGCGCCAGCGCGTCGCGCAGGAACATCTGGCCCGTCACCCGGTCGCCGCCGACCCGCGCCTCGGCGACCGACGCGCGCACCGCCTGCATCAGCCCGACATTCATCATCTGGTCGCTGTGCCGGTCGGGCACGACCCACACCGGGCGGTTCGGCCGCGAGATCATCCGGTCGGGCAGCGGCAGCTTCAGCATGTCGTCCCACGGCCGCGCCACCGGGACAGCGCGCACGCTGGACGTGTCGATCTCCTGGGCGGCCGCCTGCACGATGTCGCCGGCGCGCTCGGCCGGTCCGCCCTCGAACACCCAGTCGGCGAGAATCCGCAGCTTGCCCTCGAACGCCTGGACCAGCATGGCCGTGGTCATCGAGGCGGTGGCGTTGCCCGCCAGGAACAGGTGCTGCCCGGCGGCCAGCGCCGCGCCCTCGACGACGTGGTTCTCCGGGTTGAACCCGTCATATATGGGGACAGCGGCGCCGCCGCCGTCGCGCGTCTGCGCGTAGGCCAGCGCGTTCGCGGTGTCGCGGATGCCGTGCGGGAACGAGAGGAGTTGCGCCTCCAATTCGGGCTGGGGCCTCGCGAAGATGACTTCGCCCGCCGCGAACAGCGGCTGCAGCCCCTCGACAAAGGCCGCCTGCCCGCCGCCGCGCGTGCCGCTGATCGCGTGGACGCCCTTGACCGGGATCGTATAGCCCCGGCGCACCTGCTCCTGGCGGATCGGCTGCATCAGCCATTGTTCGAGGCCGTCCAGTTCGGCCATCACCCACACGGGGTCGAAGCGCTCGGCGATGTCAAAGATCAGCGAGACGGTTTCGTCCGGGGCGATGAACTCGGAGCCGCTCGCCCAGACGACGAGGCGGCGGTTGACCCACGACCACGCCGCCCAGCCGAGGGAGGCGGCCTGTTTCCCGCTCGCCCGACGCGGGTCGACAAAGGCGTAAACGCCCTCCCAGGTCCGCACCCGGGGCTCGTATTTGAACATCGCCCGGGTGAAGCGGCGGTCGGACGAGCTCGTCGCCTCGCACATGTATTCCTGCGCGTAGAGGTCCATGTTGCCGCGGTAGTCGTACTTAAGCTGGTCGATCTTCGCGAGGGGCCACTTCGCCGGCCAGGTCGCGACGCGCTCGCCGCGCTCACCCAATGACTCGATCGGGAATTTAACGGTCTTCATCCCGTCTTTTTCGAGCCGCTCGGGCAGACTGTTCGAGCCGCGGCGGGTGCCGAGGAAGCGGCCCCAGGTCGTGAGCGCGTCTTCGAGGCAGGGCTGGAAGGTCTGCTTCAGCCAGCGCCAGGTTTCCTCGCGCTCGGTGTCGGTGCGCTTTTCCTCCGGGTCTTCGATGTCGTCCACGATGAAGGCGTCCGGGCGCCACTGGCGGAACTTCAACCCGGTGATCTTCTGGTCGCGGCCGAGGGCCTGGATGCAGATGCCGCTCGCCAGCACGAGCTTGCCGGCCTGCTCGGTCTCGCCGCGCAGCTTGCCGAAAAGCCCGTCCTTCTCGTCGAAAAACGGGTTTACGTCGATCTCGTTGGCGATGGCGTCGATGCGGTCGCAGGCGCGCGGGAAGCTGGGGCCGATGATGACGAGGTTGTGGAACTCGCGGAACGTGGCCTTCAGAAGCGCGGTCTCCTCGGTATAGGTCGTCTTGGCGACGCCGCGGAACCCCTCGACCGAGAGGCGAGGGGCCGGGCTGTTGATTGCCGCGACAAGCTGGCGGTGGGCTTCGGGCGAGGCGTCGGGATGGCGGTGGGCAAAGAGGTAGCGGTGCGCGAGCCAGCGATCGGCGCGCAGCCGCTTTAGAAGTGCGAGGTGCTCGGCCTCCTCGGTCATTCGTCCGCCGATTCCTCGATCATGTCGGATGCCCGGCGCAGCGCGTCGGCCACCGCTTTGCGCGACCTCGGGTCGTCGGCCACGTCGTCAACCCACACGGCAAGCCCGCCCTGGTAATCCTGGCGCAACGTCACCTTGTACGTCACCGGCCTTCGGTACGCTCCGATGGAAATGACGCCGCGCCCGGTCATTTCTCCAGCGCCGCCTCGATCATCGCGCGCCATACGTCCGTTGGATAAAAGTCAACGTCGCGCAGGTCGGGGGCGGCGCTGACCATCGCCTCGCTCGGCTCGCGCATCGCTTCGAGCGCCGCTCGTGCGGAACGGTAAAACACTTCCCGTTCAACGTAGGAAAGACTGCCGGGCCATTGGTCGTAGTAGTTTTTCGCATACATTGCCCGCGCCATCTGCTCGATCATCTCGCTCATTCGTCTACCAGATCGCTCCGAATTGCCAGAGCCAGCGAGCCGATCGCTTCCAAAGTGGACACCTGGCCCCACCCGTAAGTGATAAAGCTGCTGTCTCGATTGACAAAAACAGCGGTGATGAATTGCAGATCGGGATACTCTCCAGCCTCGATCCGATCGGCCGCCCCTCGCAGCATCGCCACGATGTCAACCGGATTTTCAAGCCTGACAACCTCGGCGATCATAGCCGCCGCGGCAGATTGCGGACGACCCACTCGACGGTCGAGATGTCGGCGGCGAAGCGCGCCGGGTCGGCGCACACGACGTCCACGCCGGCGTTGATGACCATGACCGGCAGCGCCGCGGCGGGCAGCGCCACCGTTACCGCGCCGTCAACCGCCTTGAAAAGCCCCGATTGCGTGCAGGCCGCCACGATGCGCGCCGTCACCGCCGGGTCGGCCGGCTGCATCGGGCCGCACGCGGCGAGCGCGAGAAATGCCAGGACATGCAGGTGTTTCATTCGATGCCCCCTATTCATAGCGGGCGTGGCCGACGGCCAGGAAGTAGAGCATCCCGGCGACCGTCGCGGCAACCACCGCCCAGAAAACGACGATGCCGGTCAATGCCCCTCGCAAACGGTTGGGCCGAGGGGGTCGACGCGGTCGCAATGCACGCAGCCGGCGGCCAGCAGCGCGATCAGGAAGGCCGCGGAGCGTATATCCGAAAGGCTACGGAGTGACATTATGGCGCGGGCCTCGCCGGGATGAAGCCGCCGACCGGGGGCGCGGGCTCTACCGGCACGACAGGCGGGGCCGCGATGGCGGCGATCGTCGCGTCCTTGTTCTGCGACGAGTTCGAGGAGCCGATCCAGTAGCCGGCCGCCACCATCGCCAGCGCCTTCACCGTCTCCATCAAATTGTTGAACGCCTGCGTGTCCTTGTAAAGCGCGCTGACCGCGAGGCCGCCGCCGAGGAGCAGGAAGACCGAGACGGTGACGAACAAGGCCCCCAGCGCGTTGAAGCGCCAGCCAACCTGGTCGGTGGGGCTCGGTGTCGGCAGCGGCATGTCAATCCTCCTCGATCCCCGGCCCGCCCCCCAAGCGTGCCATCGCTCGCGGGCACAAAGCCCGCCACGGGCCGGGGACCGCAACCTCTCTACCGCGCCGGCCGAATGTATGCAATGGGGAAAATGAAACGGCCCCGCCGGGGAATGAGAGCGGGGCCGCTCATGCTTGACAGCCGGCGTGACGGCAATCTAGCGTGTGCGTCGCGGGTCTTCGCCGCCCCGCGCGCAACCGGCCATGGGAGGGCCTTGCCATGTCAGATACAACTCCGAACCGCAAACATCAAGCCTCGCTGGCCGACACGATGACCCCGGAAGATTTCTGGCGTGACCTATGCGAGAAGGACGACCGCACGAGCCCGGAAGATTACCCGGACATGGCTCTCGTTACCCAGAACGAGCTTGTCTACATGCTAACCGCCTACGGCGACCAGCGCGCCCGCGAGGCCCGGGCGGCGGCGATCGAGGAGGCGGCGAAAACGTACCGTTACATCATTGCTCAATGCGGAATACCCGATCCCGACGAAGCGTGCCGCCAGATATTGGCGACGTGTTTACGTGCCCTCACCGATGTCCCGCCGCGGCCCGAGGGAGGCGAGGGGTGAGCAACCTGGTGCGCGGCTCCGGACAACTCGGGCTCGCCGAGCAGGAGCGCGCTCTCGCCATGATTCGCTCCGGCGCCCGCCAGCGCGACGTCGCGGCCATCCTCGGCGTCACCAAGAACACGATCGCCGGAATCTGGCGCCGCCACGGCAGGCCGGCCACCCCCGAGCCCACGACGCTCTGGACCCGCTGCGCCGCCCTGGAAGCCCGCCTCGCCGCCGTCGTCGCCGAGAACGACGGCATCGGCCGCATCCCCGGCTCGAACGAGGCGCCGCGGCGGTGAGCGTCCGCATCATCACCGGCGACGCGCTGACCGAGTTGAACCGGCTGCCGGAGGGCAGCGTGCATTGCTGCGTGACCTCGCCGCCGTTGCGTACTTGCGGCGGTGATGTTATTCTGGGCGCATGGAACCAGAAGATTTGGCCTACGCGGCGGGGGTCATCGACAGCGACGGATATATCGGCGTGAAGCGGAACACGTATTCGATGCGACGAGTAGGTGATTGCGCCCAGCCGACGTACAGCGAGCGTGTCTGCGTCAAACAAGTTGAGCCGCAGGCTGTCTATCTACTCAAGGACATGTTCGGCGGGACGCTAACGATGGGAAAGCCGACCGCAAAGAAGGGCCGCCCGCTTCATACGTGGCAGACGACAGACATAAAGGCGGCAGACTGTCTCCTTGCAATCATGCCGTACCTTCGGATCAAACGAGAGCAGGCGTTGAACTGCCTCGATTTGCGTGCGGTAAAGGAGCGCAGCAAGTCGGCCAGGGTATCGCGTGGGCGGGGGCATCGAGGTTCAGCGCCGCGCACCGACGAGCACTCGTCTCTCATGGAAAAGGCATATCAGAAGGGGAAAGCACTGAACGCGGTCGGCGTTCGATGAGTGTGCAGATAATCACAGGTGACGCATTGGGAGTGCTCAAGGGTATGGCGTCTGAGAGTGTGCATACGTGCATCACTTCTCCGCCATACTATTGAATGGGCTGCGGGATTACGGGACGGCGACGTGGGAGGGAGGCGATCCAGCGTGCGATCACAAACAAGGCCGGCCTGGGGCGGGGCGGGCGGACGGTATCGTTGACGAGCGTGGCCAACGCAACCGCGATGGTGTCGGGTCAATGGGCGGCGATTGCAAGTGCGGCGCTCGCCGAATCGACGCGCAGCTCGGCCTGGAAGCGACGCCCGACGCCTACGTGGCGGCGATGGTCGGGGTGTTCCGCGAGGTGCGCCGCGTGCTGCGGAGCGACGGCACTCTCTGGCTCAACATCGGCGACAGCTATGCGAACGACGGCAAGTGGGGCGGCAAGACCAGCGGCAAGCATGTCCCGGCGCTTGCCGGTGATACGGGCATTGGCCGCCGTCGGCAGAACACCGGGTTGAAATCCAAAGACTTGATCGGCATCCCGTGGGCTTTAGCAAAGGCGCTCCGCGATCCCTACTATACCGGAACGATCAGCCGCGAAGTCGACCGGGTGTGGCTCGCCGCCATTATCGACGGCGAGGGATGCTTCTTCATTCACAAGCGAAAGGCTGGCACATCAGCCTATAGCAGCTTTGTTCGGGCCGACGGCACGGAGGCACATTATTCCCGCACGGCGGATACCTACGAGGTTGGTCTCGAAATTTCGAACACCAGCAAAGCCTTAATAGACAGGGTCGCCGAGATAGTGCCGGGAGGTACGTTTACAACCCAAGGCCCGGAGCAAAACGCACGCCGAAGGCAGACAATTTATCGCTGGCGGCTTGCGCCGAACGAAACGAAGCGGCTGGCGCAAGAATTATATCCGCACCTGGTAGCGAAACAGCATCAAGCTCGGTTAATTTTTTCCTGTCCATCCAGCGGCGATGCCGGTGCCGCCGCACATGAGGCGATGATGGCTCTGCATAATGGAGCAGGTACATCCGTCAACTTTCCCGCGCCACCATCACTATTTGAGCCGGGATGGTATCTAAGACAGGACATAATATGGGGAAAACCCAACCCGATGCCCGAGAGCGTCACCGATCGCTGCACCAAGGCGCACGAGTACCTGTTCCTGCTGAGCAAGAGCAAGCGGTACTATTTCGACGCCGGCGCGGTCAAAGAGAACCGCAGCCATGATGAGGACGCCAACACCTTTCGTGGCGGTTGCTACGTTTCAGGCGATACCGACAACGGCACGCTGGGAAAGCGCCGAATTCCGGGCAACAAGCGGCACAAACATCAGGCCGCCTACGAGCAAGGCGATCATCGCTCACGGACGAAAGCCGGGCTGCTGGCGTATTGCGACAGGGAGCGCGCCGCCGATCAGAACGATCTCGGCTCCCGTAATAAGCGCTCGGTCTGGACGATAGCGACCGCGCCGTTCCCCGAGGCGCACTTCGCCACCTTCCCGCCCGCCCTCGTCGAGCCGTGCATCAAAGCCGGATGCCCCGCCGGCGGCACCGTCCTCGACCCCTTCCTAGGCGCCGGCACGACAGCCCTCGTCGCCGATCGCCTCGGCCGCTCCGCCATCGGCATCGAACTCAACCTAGCCTACGCCGAGATGGCCCGCCAGCGCATCGCCGACGACGCCGGACTTTTCTTCCAAGCCGCCAAGTGACCAACGAATTGGTCACCACTTTCGTAACGCGTTACAAAACCTGTCAAGCCCCTAAATACCCTTAAACCGCGCCACTTTCGCAACACCCGCCGAAAAACGTGTGCTATACCACGCGTTCAGCGCTGTTGCGTGCAGCGCTCCTCTAAGCCGAAAATCGCCCCCATCGAGGGCAGAGCCTCGGAGCCGCTGCCGACGAACGGCTCACACAATAGCCCACGGCTCTGGGTAACGCCTCGGATAGCCCCTCGACCCGATCTCCAAACAGGTGTGCGGGAGTGGCCTCCTAGTTGAGCGCACACCGGCGGCAGGGTAGAGGCCCCGTGGCCGCCAACCCGATTTCCAAAAACCTGCGCGAATTTTCGGAGGTGGATACAAAATCCTCTCCCCCACTCGACGACCCCGACGTTTCCCCGAACGTGCTCGAGCTGCCGGCCGCTGGATGGGCTGCGGGATGGGTAGACGGCTCGACCGGCCTGTAACCCACTGATATCGCTGGCTGTGTGGCGGATGGGGTATCCGCTTACAGCTGCCGTGTTGCTGCTTCGTGCTGCGGTATCGGAGTACCGCGAGCGTTCAGCCGGCTGAACGTTGTTCAAACTTCCCGCCGGATAGAAGCGCATGATTGCAATCATGCATGAGCGCGGTTCATTCCGCCTGTGTCGAGCATGAACAGATATTTCCCCTTTGGTGAGAATTGTGCTTGACACCTGTATCTCCGTGTGAGAGAAATGTGTCGTTGCATTATTGGGGAGTGAGCAGATGATCTACCAAGCGATCACCACGAAATATGTCGGCCCGACAAACACCAGGGGCGGGCGCATCATTGCGATAACCGGGAGCGGCATCCGGCATACGATCAACTATCCACACGAGTTGACCAGCGAGCAGGGGCACCGCAAGGCGGCCGAGGAGCTGGCCGCGAAGCTGAACTGGCAGGGCAAGCTGGCTGCCGGCGGGCTGAAGACCGGCTACTGCTTCGTCATGCTCGACAGCGCGGCATAG